ATAAACTTTTGCCGTATGTAGAAATGGCTCAAGAAATAGACATACAAAGGTTGTTAGGCACTAAGCTTTATAACAAAATATCTGCTGACATTGAGGCTAATCCTCAAACGCTTACAGGAAACTACTTGACTTTAGTAGAGACATACATTAAGCCGACTTTAATCCATTATGCTATGATGTATGCACTACCTTATTTAAGTGTAACTATTGCAAATGGTGGTGTTTATAGAAATAACCCTGAGAACGCAACTGCTCTCTCAGGTGACGAGATTAATGAATTAGTAGACAAGGAACGTGACGCAGCTCAATATTATAGTCAAAGAATGATTGACTTTTTAAATTTTAATGCTAGTGCTATGTTTCCTGAGTATTACACAAATAAAAATGAGGATATTAACCCCGACTACTCGGATGATTTCGGGGGTTGGGTATTAAACTAAGATTATGTCAGATTCAAACTGGGGAAAAGGAGTAATAAATGGAATAGGTTGGGGTCAAGGTGCTAACAACGCTATAAACTGGGGTAAAATACACAGTTTGAGTAATGCAGGCCAAACTGATATTGTAGGTATTACATCAGTTAATATTTCTTATGCTTCAAGTGGCTTTTGTAAAGACGCTAATGATCCTACGCCAACAGTAGTTAATAATGTTGGTGCTGGGGTGTTTAGTTCAACTACTGGATTGGTATTTGTTTCTACGTTAACGGGTGAAATAGATATATCAGCGTCAACTGTAGGAAGTTATGTAATTACTTACACAGATACAGACGGCGAAACAGCAACAGACACCATAAGTATTAATGCACTACCTACAATAGTAATAAGTGCAAGTAATTCAAGTATTTGTAATGGGGAAAGCACAACGCTAACAGCGAGCGGTGGAAGTAGTTATGTTTGGAACAATGGTGAAAATACACCAGCTATAACTGTAAGTCCTACAAGTACAACAACTTTTACTGTTACTGGAACTGATTCAAATGGGTGTACAAATACCGCCTCACAGTCGATAACTGTAAACGCTTTGCCAACTGTTGAAATTACTGGAACTTTAACATATTGCGCTGGTGCTACAACAACGCTAACCGCTACTGCTGGGCTTAGTTCTTATTTATGGTCAACGGGCGAAACAACTGAAAGTATCGTTGTAACTGCTGGTAGTTACACAGTAACGGGTACTGATAGTAATGGCTGTAGTGCCACCTCATCGCCAGCAACAGTAACTGAGCTACCTTCAGACACTGCCTCAGTAACTTATTCAGCAAGTGCCTATTGTCAAATGCCGACGGGTGCTTTAGCTGTAGATGGTTATTATCCTTTATATTATACAGAATCAGCAGCAGAAGCAGAAAGCTCAGATGGAACAGCACACTCTCATATTTTAGGTGGTGTTACTTACTATATGCCTAATGATGGTGTAATTATATATCATAATACATACTCTTTAACTACGCCAGCACCAACTATTACAGGTCAATCCGGTACATTTAGCGAGTCTACAGGCAATTTAAGTATAGATAGCTCTACAGGTGTTATAAATGTTAATAGTTCAACTGCCGGCACTTATACCGTTGTATATACTACAAATGGAACGTGTTCTATAACAGTAAATAATACTATTACAATTAACCCTCTTGACGGTGCAACATTTGGTTATTCTGCAAGCAGTTTAGCACAAACAGGAACAGCAAGCTTAACAACTACACCAACTACTTCAGGTGGTGTTTATAGTGCATATCCAAATACATTAAGTATAAACAGTTCAACGGGTGAGATTGACTTAGCAAATTCACCAATTAACTCTTATAAAATATTTTATGAAACAAGCGGTACGTGTCCTAATTCATCAACCTTTGATTTAGCTGTAACTGCTGCTGGTGTTGCTAATAACTTTAGTATGGAGTTTGACGGGAGTAATTATATAGACGCTGGTAGTGCATCGTATTTAAATGGTGTTACTAAATGTAGTATTTCATTGTGGATTAATTTAGACACAGCAGCATCTGGAAAAACACCTTTATCTACTTGGAACTATGGATTATCTCCAAGAGGTCAATTTGCAATTCAAACAGACTCAAGTTCAGGCAGTACATACGGTTTAAGATTTTGGACCCCTTTAAACACAACATCTAATGCTGCTGAATTTAGGCAAACAGGCAACGTATTTAATGAAAACACTTGGCATCATTTAGTAATAGTTTATAATGCTGGTGCGGTTCAATTTTACAAAGATGGTTCTCCAATATCTAGTACAGGTTTAGGAACTATGCCAACAAGTTTAGCTGCGGGTGACGGCAGGCTTTATATTGGACAATTTGGTGGTCTAGGGAGATATTGGGATGGAAAAATAGACGAAGTGGCAATTTGGGACACAGATCTAACATCAACACAAGTACAGAGTATTTACGACGGAACATCAACTAATTTAACTAAAGACTTAACAACAGTATCAGGCTCAAACCTTGTTTACTGGAATAGAATGGGAGATTAATTATGGGAGAATTTTACAACGATCAATGGAGGTTACCAAATAACGAGAACAAAGACAAGTCTTCAAACTATTCAATGAGCTTTGATGGGACAGAGTATA